TGGTGCTGGTCTACGAGGCGTACTTCGCCTCCGACAACGCGACGAACACGCCGACGGAGGTCAAGCAGATATACGCCGGGCGCGTCGTCACGACCCGGAAGAACACGGCCGGCGGGACCGACACCGTCGAGATCCAGTGCGGGCCGCCGACGACCACCGACGCCGTCGAGATCCCGCCGCGCCTCTACACGTCACTGGTGAGGGCCGCCTGATGCCGCTGTCCGTCTACCCGTCCGACCCGCTCCCGGCCGTTCCCTACGAGTGGTCGACGTACCGGCCGATCGCCTCGAGCGGCCCGGCGTGGCGGCCCGTGACCCGCGCCCTGACGCGGTTCGACTGCTCGACCGTCCGGCTCCCCTACTTCAACCTGTCGTGGGAAGACCTCGAGGATCTCCTGACCTTCTGGAACTCCGTCGGCGGCGCCAACGGGATCTTCATGTTCATCGACTTCCTCGGGATCAACGACACGCCGGTCGGCGTGCTCTGGGAGAACCTGTACGTCTGCGTCGGCGACAGCACGACCGGGAGCGACGGCACCGCCGTTTACGACCTCCCCTGCTACGACGCCACCGTGGACGCCACCTTCAAGATTTACAAGAACGGCACCGAGCTGGTGCGGGACGAGGGCGGCGGGCACATCAACTACACGGTCGACACGACGGGCACGAACGGCGTGAACGAGATCACGTTCAACGACCCGCACCGCCCGCTGACGACCGAGATCGTCGCGGTCACGGCGCAGTGCCGCCGGGTGATGCTCCAGGCCCGCTTCGTCGACCAGCGGTTCCCATTCACGCTCAGGGAGCCGTGGTCGGCAACCGGCACTCTGTCGATCATGGAGGTCAGGTAGTGCCCTACGACCCGAACACCGGGCTCTGGATCAACCCGGGACCGGGTGTGACGTGGGAGTACCTTCCGGAGAACTACGGCACGCCCGGTCCCGACTGGCGCGGGCACCAGACCCGGCAGCAGCCGTTGCTGAACGGCATCGCCGCCGAGGACCGCCTCCCGCTCGTCTACGGCAAGGCCCGGCTCCAGTGCAATGCGGTGACGTGGTACCCGGTGCCGGGCTCCGAGATGATCTGGCTGAAGGCCGTCATCGCCGTCTGCGAGGGCGAGATCGAGGCGATCGACCACTTCTACATGAACACGGCCGAGTACGCCGTCGGCGACACGACGTACTACAACCAGACGCAGACGAAGATCACGCACTACCACGGCGTCAACGGCGCCGGGATCAGCAACCTCTTCCCGCCGACCGCGGACACGACGTACTTCACCGACTGCGCCCACATCGGGCTCGAGATGATCGGCTACGCCTCCGGCGCCGTGATGCCGTGGTGGTACGTCCCACCGGGATTCACCGAGAACCAGGAGATCATCTTCACGGTCGACGTCCGGGGCCGGAAGGTCTACGACCCGCGGACGACGACGACGGCCTACTCGAACAACCCGGCGCTGATCGCCCGTGACCTCCTCGTCACCTACGGCCACACGCCGACGGCGGCCATCGACGACAGCGGCTCCTCGGCGACGAGTTTCTACACCGCCGCGGCGACGTGCGACACGAACAGCTTTGCCTGCAACGTCGCCTTCTCGGAAGGGATGACGCTCAAGGAAGCCCTCCGGATCGTCCTCCAGACCTGTTGCGGCGAGCTGACGTACACCGACGGCAAGGTCGGCATCTACATCGACGCGGCGAACGCCGGCGCGGCCCTCCTGACGCTGAACGAGCAGGCCGGGACGATCGACAACGTCAACTGCGAATGGCTCCCGGTGACGGAACGACCGACGCGGGTGATCGTGGAGTTCCTGAACGAAAACGCGAACTACGTCCTCGACCGGACGGAGGCCGTGGAAGACCCCGGCGTGGCGGACGGGACGGTCGCGCTCCGCGAGGCCGTCCTGCAGATCGACGGCGTCACGACGCTCACGCAGGCGTGCAAGCTGCGGGACTACTACTTCAACGCGAAGTCGATCCCGCTCCGGATCACCGGCCAGTGCGGCTTCCAGGGCGTCCGGCTCGCCCGCGGGAACAAGATCCACGTCGAGACGCTCGCGGGCATCGACGCCGACTGCTGCGTCGAGCAGGCGACGCTCAACGACGGCGGCTTCTGGTCGCTCGTCCTGAAGCCCTACGACGCCGACGTCTACAACTCGACGCCGGACACGTCGGCCCCGCCGCTGCCGCCGCCACCGCCGACGACGACGCCGTTCGATCCGGAGCACCCGCTCGTCGCCCCGTTCGGGGCGAAGCTGGAGTTCGAGCTGGACGGGAACGGCGATCCGATCCTCCCCGCCGTGGCGCTCCTGACCTTCTATCCGTCGATCGCCTACGTCGATCCGCCGACGTACTACACAACCTCTTACTGGTCGCAGACCGGGTTCGCCACGTTCGACGGGACGAAGATCAACGACAATGTGACCAACGTCGACGCGGGGAGCATCAATTCGGGCACCGTGGCGTACCTGAAGTTCGACGCCGGCGTCGGTGCGACGAAGACCTTCGGGCGCTGCACCATCATCTTCGGGACGGGCCACGCCTGGGGCTTCACGAACGTCGAGTATTCCGACAACGGCACAGACTGGACGGCGGTCGCTCAGGTCAACGGACAGGATAGTTATTGGCTGGACAGCCATCTCAACTCGTGTTCCGAGTGGGACACGGGCGTCGCCGGGGCACATCGATACTGGCGCGTCTCGATCGACACGGACGTCTACGCGACGACGGTGCGGGAGGTGCAGTTCTACGAGGTGCTGGCCGATCCCGACCCGCGCCATATTTACTACGACATCTATGCGTCCGACTCGGCCACCGGCACCATCAGATCCTTCCTGGGAACGCTGGAATCCGCACCGCTGGCGAGTGGGGCGGCCGGCGAGCCGTATACCGTGACCTTCGTGGACATGACGCCGACGGTCGGTGCGACCGCGCTCCTCTGCGCCGTCACGATCAAGGCGCGGACCTCGTTCGTTGAGGCGACGTATCCGAACCGAGCGGTCGTCTCGGACTCCGTCCCCGGGGACAGTGCCGTGCCGGGGATGATCCTGTCGCAAGACCCCGGATCTGCGACGGTGCAGCAACCCGTTGCCGCGAACATCCAGAGCATCGAGGCCGCGAGCGTCATCGTCTCCGCGGCGTCGAACAATCCCGTCATCAAGGGGACGAACACGACGAGCGGCAAGATCGGGATCGAGGCGTATGCCCCGACCTCGTCGGTCAACGCCGGGGTCGCCGTCCTCGTCGCGGAGGACACGACCACGATGGCGGCGGATGTCGGCGCGGGCGTCCTCCTCCGGGGCAAATACAAGGCGGACGGCACGACGGCCGGATTCGGCGGCGTGAAGGCCGGGAAGGCGAACGCGACCGAGGCGAACCTTGACGGGTACGTGGACCTCTACTCGCGGGAGAACACGGCGGGACTGCTGGCCCGCGTCCGCATCGACAAGGACGGCGGCGTCGTGCTGGCGAAGAACGGCGCTCTGGCCACGAACGCGACGGGCGGCTTCACGTATCTGCCCTCGTGCGCGGGAACACCCTCGGGTACGCCGACGGCCTATACCGGCACCGTCCCGCTCGTCTACGACACGACGAACGACTGCCTCTACGTCTACAACTCCGGCTGGAAGAAGATGGGGCCGCAGGCCGAGCTCCCGTCCGCCTATGTCGAGATGACGACGCAGCGGACGACGACGAGCGCGACGCTGGAGGACATCACCGGCGCCTCGACCTCGATCACGCTGCCGTATGCCTGCAACGTCGCCGTCTTCCTGAACTGCGAGGTGTCGGCCGCCAGCGCCGCCGCCGACATCGGGCTCGCCGTCAATATCGACGGCACGGACCACGACACGGTCGTCACGCACTTGGCCGCCGGAAGTACGGACAGCGGCGTCTCGTCGGTCATCCATCGCACCGTGTCGGCTCTGACGGCCGGAACCTATACCGTCAAGGGAAGGATGAAGCGGGCCGCCGGGTCCGGAACGCCGGCCGTCGACCGCGCCGATCTGTTCGTCATGGCACTCAAGGGATAGAGGAGAACCGCAGATGGCAAAACCCGCCGACTTCGTCAACCGCTACCGAGGAGCAGCGAACCAGTTCCTCGAAGCGTTCGAGGCGCTCGAGCAGATGTCCATCGAGCACGACATCATCCAGCTCGTCGTCACGGACGCGAACATCACGAACGGCGACCTGACCGGGGCCGAGTTCGAGGCGGGGCTCGCCAGCGTCAAGACCATCTGGACGACCTTCACGGGCTCGGCGCACGCGAAGAACGTCTACAAGCTGAGACAGTAGGAGACAAATACGATGCTTCTGAAGACCGGCAACTCGCCTCCCCCGCCGCGCCCGAAGGTCGAGGGCACGTTGACGCGGCTCGATCCCTGCCCTCACAACGGCCTGCCGACCGGCTTCATCCTGACCGGCTGGTCGAACGGCAACGTCGACGCCCGCATCCTGCCGCCGCCGGTCCAGATCATCGCGGACGGCGCGTTCCGGCGGCTCGGCGGGCTGGAGGCGCTCCAGAAGCGGCTCGGCCGGCTTTTCGTCCGCGACCCGGAGCGCAAATCGAAGAAGGACATCGCGAAGTTCCTCGACAAAATCAACGCAGAGACGCGGCGAAGCCGCGAAAGGAGTTAGTCATGGCTGTTACTGCTGCAATGTTTGGCACGTGGCCGGAGTTCATCCTCGGAGGTAACGCGACCGCTCCCACCACCGTCATCAACCTCCGGACGTCGAACGGATGCTCCGTCGCCCTCTACACCAACTCGTACTCTCCGTCGCAGGACACCCAGACGGCGTACAACAACACGAACGAGATCGCCACGGGCAACAACTACACGCAGGGCGGCAACAACTTCACTTGCACGATCTCGACGCCGTCCAGCCGCGTCGTGACCGTCGACTCGGCGGCCGACCCGACCTGGGCGACCTCCGTCATCACGAACGCCCGCCGGGCGCTCGTCTACGACACCGACAACAGCACGGACCGGGTCATCTCCTGGGTCGACTTCGGGGCCGACGTCAGCTCGAACAACGGCGACTTCAAAATCACGTGGGCGGCGGGGGGCATCTTCACCATCACGGTTGCCGCGCTTGCGTAATCGATGGGCCATGTGGCCTCAAAGCGTAAGCCTCCTCGCGGGAGGAGCGCCGAGGTTCTCGTGCCGGTAGCACGTTCGGCAACAGTCGCGCTGTCGCCAGCCGGCGGGGCACCCGCCCCGCCGGCCTATGGCTACTTCGTCTCGACGACGGGGTCGGCTACGGGCGATGGGACCGTCGGAGATCCGTGGGACATCGTCACGGCCTTCGCGGGCGGCTACCCGGCGAACACCGTAGTGGCTGGGGATACGGTCTGGATCAGGGGCGGGACGTATGTAGCGCCTCACGCGGTCGCGCCGAACAGGGGACACTACGAGTGTTCGCTCAACGGCAGCGCGGGTAACTACATCACGTTCCGGGGCTATCCTGGCGAACGGGCCATCATCGACGGCAACTACGATGTCACGGAGACGGGCAGCAACGGCCCGACAATCGCGCTCCGGTGGGACAACCTCGGGGACAACGGGCGCTACCTGATCCTGCGGGATCTCGAAATCACGAACTCCAATCCGCATCGTCTCGTCCCCGTCGATTACGCGACCTCGCTGACGGAGCGCGGCGACTGCATCTGGGTCACGGCACCCCATAGCAAGGTCATCAACTGCGTCCTTCATGACGGCGGTGAAGGTGCCTTCGTCAACTCCAACGCCGCCGCGTCCGAGTTCTCCGGCAATCTCATCTACTACAACGGCGAGTATTCCCCGGTCGGTGAGCCTGACACGGAATGCGCCATCGACCTCCCACACGCCGCCGGGACTCCCGTGGCGATCTCCGGCACTTATTCGATGGCTATCGAGGCGGGCGGCTTGTCCCTGACCTTCGCGCACAACAACGTCGCGGGCGACTACGTCGTAGTCGCCGTGGAGAGCACGACAGCCGACTACGCGAACCTCTCCGCGACCTACAACGCCAATTCCATGACGCGGATCAACGGCACGAACAACGACCACGGCACGGGGATCATCGCCCTGTTCGGACTCTCGACGGCGGAGGGCGCGGCCACGGGGAGCCACGATGTCGTCGTCTCACTCGCCGGGGGCGTGAACAAGCGCATCGTCGGCCTCGCCCAGTCCTTCGTGAACGTCAACCAGACGACGAGCGGCGGGTGGGCGAAGGGCGGCTGGAGTTCCCACACCACCACGCTCCCGCCTTACACGAATGACGTTGCCTCCGACGCGGGCCACATGGTCGTCGATGCGCTCTCGATCTACGGCTCCTATGGCAGCAACTACGATGTGGACCCCGCGGGCGACAACACGCTGATCTACGCCGGAGCGGGCGGCGGCAACTCGACCATCGGGGTGTCCTACGCCGCAGGGAACACCGCCCCCGCAACCACGGCGATGGGGTGGGACTGGGACCCCATCATCACGGGGCACGGGCACGGCCTCTACACGCAGAACGGGAACCAGATCACGAACGGCGTGGCCGTCGCCACCGATGCGACGTTCACAGCGTCATCCGGAACGCCGTGGTACAAGACCGATGTCGGCGCGACCATCAAGATTGACGGCGCGGGTGCCGGGGGAACGCAACTCGTCACCACCATCGCGTCGTACACCAGTTCCAGTTCCATCGAGCTGACCGCCGCGCCGCAGACCAGCGTCAATCCCGCGACCGCGACGTGGGGCCATCCGAAGCTCGTCAAGAACAACATCTTTCTCGACCAGGTCAACTACTGTATGCAGACCTACGGGTCGAGCGGTCAAGCCTACGTTAACAGCGAGACGACGGGGAACCTCTTCGTGGCCCACGGGATCATCCTCGGCGGCCTCTCCGGCTTTTGGATGACCGACAGCACGTTCCACGACAACTACTCGAAGGACTCCGATCCGAACATCGGCTACAGCATGGCCCACCTGACGAACTTCGAGTTCACGGACAACATCATCAACGCCGACTGCGGGACCGGCGGCGGGGCCGGGACGTGGGACGACCTCGTCATCGAGGGGAACACGATCACGGGGACGTTGACGAACTTCACCTCGACGGACTTCCCGACGAACACTTACTCGACTCCCGGTACGAACCTCGTCGTCGTCCTCGACAACGACCACGAGGCGAACCGGGCGAACATCTACGTGTTCAACTGGGAAAGCCTGAACAACGTCAGCGTCGATCTCGACAGCGTGGTGGCAGACAACACACCCATCTACATCCTGAACGCGCAGGATTACTACGCCACACCCGTCTATTCGGGCACGTACCACACGGGCGTTCCGGTGTCGCTCCCGATGACGGGCCTGACCGTGGCCGCCGCCATCGGCGGAGCGGGAGGCGACGCGGGCGCGATCTACACGCCCATCGCGGCGACCGGACCGACGTTCAATTCCTTCATCGTGCGGGCGCAAAGCGAGGAAACATGGCGATAGCCTTCGATTGGGGCAGCGGGGCTTCTCTCAAGGTTACTGACGGTGTCACAAACAGCGGCGACAATACAGTCACTTCCGCGACGGCTAGTTGGTCGGCCGTAGACATCGGGAAGCAAATCTATATCGAGACGGGTACGCCCTACTCGACATACATCACGGCAATCAACAGCGCGAACTCCATCGAGGTCGCCGTCGCTCCGGGGAATACTCTTACGGGAGTGCAACTCGGTTGGTGGGTCGGGAATTACCTACCGACAAGTACCACTACGAGCCTGACGTGGAAGCACCGGACGACCGGCTCCAATCGCTATCTCGTCGTCGCGGTCTGGTATGCCATCGATGCTGACGACGCCAATCTCGCCGCGACGTTCAACAGCGTGGCGATGACCTTGCTGCATACTTATCATCAAAGTGGGACGAGGGGTGGCGCGCTGTTCGGCCTCGCCCTCGAAGGCGTCGTGGCTACCGGGGAGTTCGATGTCGTCGTCTATGACACGACAGTGACAGCCGTTTCAATTGCCGCCACCTCCGCGTCCTATACCGGCGTGCATCAGACCGTCTCGACAGGGACGGCGGCACACGACGGGAATGGCGGCACGGGCGGAACGACACAGACGGTGACGGTCACATCTGCAACCGGCGAGATGGTCGTGGACTGCCTCGCGCTGAACTATCAGAACTACCTAGAAACCCCGACCGCTCCAACGGTCGTCGGCTCCACCCTGCGGCCAAGTGAGTGCAAGAAGGGCGATTTCTGCGGCACGAACGGCCAGCTTGTGACGGGCTACACGCCGGGACAGGCCAGCACGACTGTTACCTATACGTCCGGCGGCACCCAATACTGGGCAATCATGGGCATCCCCCTGAAACCGGCCGCTGGCGGCGGTAGCGACGGCACCGTCTCGGCCGTATTCAATGTCACGCCGTAATAGCAGGAGGTTATGCGTAAAACCATTTACACACTCAACGTAAACAACTACGCGCCGGAAATCTGCGCGTTGACCTATCCGCTGCTGAAGCACCACGCGAAGCGGATCGGCGCCGAGTTCGTGGTCATCACGGGGCGGAAGTTCGACGGCTGGCCGGTCGTCTACGAGAAGCTCCAGATCAAGGAGCTGGCCGAGCAGCGCGGCGACGACTGGTCGATTTATATCGACTCCGACGCGCTCGTCCATCCCGAGACGCCGGACTGGACGAACTTCCTGAAGCCGGACACCGTCGCGCACAACGGCATCGACATGGCCGCGATCCGCTGGCGCTACGACGCCTACTTCAAGCGCGACGGCCGGAACATCGGCTCCTGCAACTGGAACACCATCGCCTCGTCCTGGTGCCGCGACCTCTGGACGCCGCTTGACATCACGCTGGAGCAGGCCGTCGAGAACATCTACCCGACCGTCGACGAGCTCCTGACCGTCGTCGAGCGGTCGCACCTAATCGACGACTACACCCTCTCCCGCAACATCGCCCGGTTCGGGTTGAAGACGAAGTGCCTTCTGGATCTCCAGAAGGAAGTCGGGCTGGCATCGGGCGACTTCTACGACCACCTTTACACCCTACCGATCGACAAGAAGGTCGAGCACATGAAGGAAGTCCTCAAGCGGTGGCGGGTCGAGCAGTTCATGGAGCGGTGGAAATGAGCGAGATCGAAGACCTCAAGGCGCAGCTCGCCCTGCGCGACACCGAGATCGCCGGCCTGCGGCACGTTGTCGAGCTGCTCGAATGGGTCAAGGTCCGGAGCACCCGCGGCATGGACCCGATGCCCGACGCGATGCGGAGCAACAAGGACGCGGGCCGGACGAAGACGGAACAGGTCGTCTACGACCAGGTCATCAACGAGTCCTGGGTCTGCCCCGCCTGCGGGGCGATCCAGCCGAAGAAGCACCAACAGGGCTGCATGATCCATGCGGTCCTGACCAGCAAGCCGCAGCTCGGGCCATGAAGGGCTAGCCTTGGCCGCCTCGATCTCCTCCGCAGCCTACGCGGCGCTCCCGTGTCTGCGCTGCGACATTCTTGAGGAGGAGATCGAGAAGCTCCGGGGCCTAGTCCGCGACATTCACTACGCGGGGCCGGTCGGAGACCTGTGCTTCCCGCAACACGGCTGCACGCCCGATCTGCGGTGGGAGTCTCACGCGGACGGGTGCCTGACGAAGCGCGTCGTCGGGGCTATCGGAGAGGGCGACTAGCGTGGCGTATCCGACTGTTCAGACCGCCGACACCAAGTACGGCACCCAGACGTCGAACTCGACGTCGTGGACGCTGACCTACCCGACGAACCTCGCCAGCGGGGATCTGATTGTCGCGCTGATCGCTCTCGACGGAACTAGCTATACGACCACGTTTCCGGCGGGTTGGGTTTCGTCAGGCTTCGCCGGTACTGCGAACTCATTTGCCATATCTAAGAAGAAAAGTAACGGGACAGAAACCGGGGACTTCTCTGTCACCACGTCGAACGAGCAAGGCGCGTGGCGGATATTCAGGATCACGGGATGGGAAGGCACGCTCGGAACGAATTGGGACAATACCGCGTCTAGTTCTGGCGCTGTTACCACCGGGGCGAATGTTACCGGCAGCCCCAGCACGACACCAGATCCGCCATCGCTCGACCCCTATAACTGGGCCACGGAGGACACGCTCTGGATCGCGGCGTGCAGCGTAGACACCAGCCGCACGATCTCGGGATATCCGAGTAACTGTCCCGACCTCAACATAGCAGACGTATCGGGCGGCTCGACCGGCGCAACGCTCGGGACCGCGATGGCGAACAGCGCCAGCTCGTCATTCGATCCCGGCACGTTCACGATCTCCAACAGCGACGACTGGGTCGGTTTCACCATCGCCATCCGGCCCGCGGGCGGCAGCGGAACCACCCAGGCCGCCGTCGTCACGAACCAGAGTGCCGCCACGGTCGTCCCGACGGTCAAGGCTGGCGCGACCGTCGACGCGGTCGTCACCAACGCCACCGGAGCAACGGTGGTGCCGGGTGCCGGCATCGCCGCGACGACGGAGGCTGTCGTCACCGATGCTGCCTGCGCGACGCCCGCCCCGACCGTCAGCGCGGGCGTCGGCATCTCGCCGCCGGTCATCTCGTCCATCGCCGCGACCGTCGCGGCGGCGATCATCGGCGGGGCGGTCACGCTCTCGGCTGTCCTGACGAACGCGGCGGCGGCCACGCCCGCACCCGAGGCCACGGCGGGGGCTGGCGCGACGGCGGTCGTCACGAACGCGACGGCAGGCACCCTCGCGCCTTC